GACTCCTCAGACTACTTTTACTGTTTATCGTAAGTTGGCAGAGCGCAGTTACCGTCCGTTCGTTTGGCCAGCAAGATTCCCCCGTAAACTTGCAAACTATGAAGGATTAATAGCTCCTCAACTACAAGAAGACTTAGACAACGGTGCTCAACCGTGGGAAACAACAGACCCAGACAGATTTGATAGTGATGACCTACTTCAAAGAGAAGCGTCCATGGGACGTAGCAACTTCATGTTGCAATTCATGCTTGACACGTCTCTATCTGACGCTGAAAAGTTCCCCCTTAAAATGGCTGACCTTGTGGTTACTAGTGTTAATCCCACTAAAGCCCCCGAATCCGTCGTTTGGTGCTCAGACCCAGCAAACGTTATCAAAGATCTCCCCACAGTCGGTCTCCCAGGAGATTACTTTTACTCTCCAATGCAACTTGTTGGAGAATGGGAAGATTACTCAGAAACAATTTGCAGCGTTGACCCATCGGGCCGAGGTAGCGATGAAACGACAGCGGCGTACCTATCGCAACGAAATGGGTTCCTCTACTTGCATGAAATGCGTGCGTACAGGGATGGATACAGTGATACTACCCTGTTAGACATCCTTGAAGGTTGTAAGAAATTTAATGCTTCCACACTCCTCATTGAATCTAACTTTGGTGATGGAATAGTAGCTGAACTATTTAAAAAACATCTAATTAACACTAAACAATCTATTCATATAGAGGAGACTAGAGCTAATGTTCGAAAAGAAGACCGTATCATTGATTCTCTTGAACCTGTCCTTAATCAGCATAGATTGGTGGTTAATAAGTCGGTTATAGATTGGGACTACCATTCAAATAAAGAAGAAGCTTCAGAAAAAAGACTTCTCTATATGCTCTTCTACCAAATGTCTAGAATGTGTAGAGAGAAGTTCGCAGTTAAACATGACGACAGATTAGACTGCTTAGCTCAAGGTGTTAAATACTACACTGACGCTTTATCTATATCCGCGGAAAGAGAGATATTACAAAGAAGGGTAGACGAGTTTGAAGCTATCCTTAAAGACACAATAGATAACCCAGAAGACTCAGCTAACCATCTAGTGTTTGGGATGAATAAAGAACAAAGACAAAGAGCTAGAGGTCTACAAGGAGGAAAGTCAACCCCTACCTGGGTTTAGGGTATACCCCTCCGTATACAGGGGAGAGAAGGGTGGACTCTCCTCTGGGTTTAGGGAGACAACCAATTCTCCCTTTATCAACTCTCGTAAGAGGGTGATTATCAAATATCTTCACTATCCCCCTAACTAAACGGTATACGTAATATACGTATATTAATAATATATGACTCTACCCACTCAACCTAAACAGATTAAGTCTCATTGGTATTACGTCTTTTGGTCTATGGCTACGGTAGCAGTAGTAGCAGGACAAGTGTATGTAGCACTTAGCTACAGATATCTAGCAGAAGCTTTAAAATTATCACTGACTTAATATGCAATTATTCTTAGATACAGCAGATGTGCAACAGATAGAGCAGAGGCTCTCATCTGGTTTTATTTCTGGTGTAACCACTAACCCTACCCTTATTAAAAAGAGTGGTAGGAATCCCCAAGATGTCTACAAAGAATTAGTAGATATGGGTATACCTGATATCAGCATGGAAATGGTAGCTGATAATGAGGCTGACTTCTTTAAATATGGTGTGGAACATCATCGTACTTATGGAGATCAAACAACAATCAAGCTTCCTTGTACTGTTGATGGGCTAAAAGCTTGTAAAAGATTATCAGATATACAGATAAGAGTGAATATGACCCTTATTTTCAGTGTAAGTCAAGCAATATTATGCTCAATGGCAGGTGCTACCTACGTTTCTCCCTTTGTTGGGAGGTTAAACGATAATTCTGTTGATGGTATTGGTTTGATAGGTGCAATTAGTCATCTATACAATTTAAAATCAATAAAAACTAAGGTTTTAGCGGCTTCTTTAAGGGATGTTCAGTCTGTAGAGAACTCTTTTGGACAAGATGCTGATATATGTACTGTTCCTGTTGGTGTCTTCGATAAAATGACAGATCACGTCTTAACGACTGCTGGTATTGAACAATTCAACCGAGATGCTCGTGGATAAGATAGATACTCAAGGTATGTCTGCGCCAGGAGGGAAGGTAGATCCTAATCGGGTCTATCCTCCTATGAAGGTGAATAAAAGAACCGTATTTACAGATATGGAACGTAAGGAACTAACGGAAATAATTGTAGAAGCCCTTAAAATTTGGCAGAAATCTGAGAAGCCTAGTAACGAGGGCACAGGGCGGCACTTCACCCCAAGGAGGGGGTAAAAAACCCGCAGTGGATTGAATATCCACTGATTATTACTGGGGTTTAAAGGAAAACTGGCGCGTCAGGCGCACGCGGTAGGTCGTTTCACGCACGCGTCACTCTCTCGCGATCTGTCGCCGCACCTTAAGCTTTGCTTATCGTTGACCATTCGATTGATAAGCAATGCTAATGACTCTTGGTATGACTGGCTTCTCGCCCTGTCTCAGCTGGACTTGTATCATTTGTTACTTGACCTAACCGATCCACTAAGGTATCATAGATTCTATATGACTCTTTGAAGATTGAGATCTATCGAACTCTCGTTAGAGGGTGAGAGAGTTCTCAAGATTCAATCAGAGTCAATAGCCTCTCACAAATAAGCCGCCCAGTGCTTCATCGATGGTGCCGCTAGCAACCGACAAGCAGCTAGCTCCGCTGATCCAGCAGCGTATGAAATGAGCTGGAGGCTAGTTGATGGGTTGCATCAACAACATGTGACATGAACAGAGTCGTGACTCACGGAAATAGGGAACACCTTCAGGTTCGAATCCTGACCACGACTGTTTGTTTATATATTTTCATCATGAAAAAATTAATTCCATTCACTCCACAAGGATGTGAGAATCCTGTTGCTTTAGTATCACCTAACTGCTCTCAGTTAGTGCTCGATATACTAGAGAAAGACTGGGCTTATACAAGCTCAGGTCTTGGATCTCATACTTATGTAGAGGATCTCAGTCAAGAGATCACAGATCCTGAGTTACTTCAGGAATACTGGGAAGAGTACAGCTTGTAAGCGTGATGCTGAGGATCAAATCCTCACTCTTTCATTGGGATATTACATCCCATTTATTCAACTTATCTATTATGTTCAACATGTTTATCAACGTTCCATCTCGTACATCTGCTGCTATTGAATCACTTAGTGTGGATCTATTAGCACAGAAAGTAATAGCTACCTTTAAAGGTGGTGACACATACGAGTATGGAAATGTAAGCAAGAGAGCTATTGCTAATGTATTATTTAATCCTGATGTATCCCTTGGATTCTGGATTAATAATAACTGTGTAAATGCTACACGTAGTGAAGTATCTCTTCCTTCATTTGTATAACTAACAGGGACGCAAGTCCTTAATACTATGGCATCCAATGGGTATGACACGCTTTCATACATTAATCATTGAGTATAAGTCCATTCTTTATTGGTCTATTCGTCTAATGGTTAGGACGTCAGCTTGTCACGCTGGTAATGCGAGTTCGATCCTCGCATAGACCGTTGGCTCTCACTGAGAGAGTCTATGTTTAATCATGTCATTAACTATTCTATCATCACCAGTTGAAACTCTTAAGAAAGAGATAGAAGATACTGGTATGATTGATACATTATCCAATGAGTTTGTTCAAGAACTCATGGACTATGGAATAGAAACAGTTAGTCAGTTTGAAGAAGCATATCATGGACAGTATCAATCAGGTGCTGAGTTTGCTGAACAATTATGTGATGATTGCGGTTACTTAAGTGAATCCAATCTCCCTATGTTTATACAATCTCACATTGATTGGAAGTCTGTCTGGTCTCGTGAACTTACCTTTGATTATTTCATGGTTAAGTACAGCAATGGCTTTGCATTCTTTACTAATAACTTCTGATTCTTTCCTCTTGCTTATGCTATCCACTTAGGTATAGTATAGGCAGGATGAAGGATTCATTCCTTCATTTGTTCACATGTAAACAGATGACAACAACAACAAGCAAGTCACGCCCTGCACGTCGCGCGCGCAAGCGCAAGCCTGCGAGTACACCTGTACCTACGCCCGTGCGTGCAATCGTGCCTGCTAATACACAAGGACGCACACGCCTAAGTAAACCAAATGCCAAGCTAATTAGCTGGCAAGAATATATGAATGACTTCGGTAATCGCATGGACGTACACAAGTATGAGATGCAAGAAGTCATGGCTGACCTACGTTCTTGTGTTGCTTTCACTACTGAAACGTATAAGGAATACAAACATAAGTTTGATAACTTAAACATCGGTAGCTGATTCTCTCCTCCTGACTGAACACACACTCATCAGTCAGGCTGAGGGATTCTCCCCTCTTTTGTTTATACTTAATTACATGAGATCATTAACACTTAAGTGTACTGACAAACAGTATGACGTCATGGAAGCATGGGCTAAGTCTGAATCAAGGACGCTAGCTAACTTACTTGGTTTGTTTATAGCTGAAGGGGTTAGTTGTTATGGATTTAATCACGAGATTGTAATCAAGAAACTTGAAAATGATCGTGACCAAAGTCAAGACAAGGACTCTTATCAGTATTACTCAGATGAAGAAGTTACCAAGCTATATGAACACTTAGCACTACAACAACTTTGACTCTCTCCCTCTGCCTTTCGAGGCAGACTGAGGGACTCACTCTCCCTTTTAAACCTTACATTACAGGAGGTACCACTTAAATGAGTTGGTTAATACCAATCATTTGTTTAGTTAGTTTAATTGTTTATTTATTATTTTATGTCTATCAAAATTACTGAAGAGTTATTAATAAAGAATGCGTTACTTGCATTCATTCACAACTATCCTACTCACACATGGACGCAGGAATGTAAGGACTTATTAGGACGCATTGACAATGGACAGTATCCAACAACTAAAACACAAGGACGGAGACGTCCGGCGAAAAGACAAAGGAAGAAAGAAACCACAAGCAATACGACAATCAAAGAAGAGATTAAAACAACTTAAGCGTAAACTTTCCAGCACTAATTAACACTAATGCAGCACACTCATCACGCGGATAGTGACAACAAAGAAGCTAAACGTAGTGAATTAAAGGCTATTCAAGAGGACTTAAAGCTTGACAAATACTACGAACAACTAGAGGAACAAGACTATGAATAAAGCAAGGACAGACTTCCCTAATAAGTGGAAAGCTTATTCAGATGTACCTTCAGAGAAGTACGAGACATTACCTTTTGATTTCTTTATGGAAATGAAGGAGTTATGGGATCTCAAACGTTCTCATATATGTGTTGTACGAGAAGTTACACCTAAAGGAAAGATAAAAGAACATGCGTATAAGCGTCTACACGCAGCAAAGAAAAAGGTAAGTAAGTTAATGGAGGACTCTAAGGAGTTCACAGTTCTTACCTATGACGCAATGCACCACATAACACCAGAGGAGTTTTTTAGAAATGACGAACCGGACTTTTGAAATTAGGTATCAAGAGCTACTAAAGGAAATCAACAACCATCCACATAAGGATGAGTTGATATATTTGATGGCCGAGCAAGTTGCTGAAGATACAGCAGTTGTAAGTAGGAACACCTAATATACATACGATCATTTACGAATATGGCAACATTATTCTCATTTGGTTCTTTTTACGTAGGTGTGGATGAAGAGAAGTTTAATGACATCCAGATCCACTTAGGTAAACTGCGTATAGAATACCAAGGTCCAAGTATTAAATCCGATGGACCCGTATCGCCGTCAACTGACGGACGTCAAGATCGATCGTCTGTTGAGGGTGATAAATCTCCTCCGTCTATATGACAGGGAGTTTCCTGCTCAACTTATGTCAGTACTTTTATATGTGGCATCACATGATCGATGTCACAAAGGAGCTTTAGAAGAAGACTTAAACATCTCCATTGCTAGTAGCTCACGCAATACTGATTGGTTGAGTAAAGATCATCGATTGAATAAACCTGGGCTGGATTTAATCCGTAAGTCCCTTGATGACTCAAACAGAAGGAGGCAAGTTTTATCTCTCACAAAAAAAGGTGAGGATTTAGTTAAACAAATCAAAACTATTCTCTATGAGTAAATCACTTACATGGGGAACATGCCTTGATTACACCGTTAATAACAGGGACACATGGAGAAATGGAGGAGGACGGAAGTCCGCACTTCATTATTCAGGTCTTATGACTGAAGCGGTGGGTCGGAGTTTCCCAGCTATCAGAATAGATAAAGGATTAATGTCAAGGGAATGTGTTGCTTTAGAAGAGCGAGGCATGACCAATGCTGGTATTAATCGTTTTATCTCAGCTGTTCAATGTGTTCTTAATTTCTGTAAAGAAGATAAGGTAATCACATTTGAATTAGATACACCTTTCAGAAGAAGAAAGGAAGAAGAATCAACACGTAAGTTCTACACTAAAGAACAAGTACGTGAGATGGTTAGCATCGCAAGGACACAATTCCTACGTGATGATCTAGCTGACTTCATACAGTTCCAAGCCTTAACAGGTATGAGACTGGGTGAGACTCTTAATCTTCCAGCTGAATGGGTAAACTTCTCATCCAATTTAATTGAGTTGCAGAAGTGTAAGCACGGTAAAGCACGTAACATCCCAATTCATCCTGAACTATTACCCATACTCGAAAAGAGATGTGAGTTTACTAAACCAAAGATCAAGGTCTTTGGGGATGAATGGGATTCACCTGATCAACTTAGGCGTGCTTTCTATAACGTGACTAGACGATACATGGGCTTAGGTATCGATTACACCATCCACTCCTTACGTCATTCGTTTGGTACTTGGTGCTTTGCATCTAACGTACCACCACGTGATGTTATGGAGATGATGGGGCACTCGAACTTAACTACCACCTTGATCTATGGAAAGAGTACGAATGAAAGTCAACAGAAGCACTTAGCTGCTCTCTCTTTCTAACGCACACTCATCATTCCACAGCGTCTACTCACGTCGCAAAAACATGCATTTCTGGATTTTAAGTTGAACTTTTTGAACCACTGCACTAATCTAAATTCGCCCAAAACCCTGTGGGAGCATGGCGGAATTGGTAGACGCAGCGGACTTAAAAGCGAATTCGACTACGCTCCATTAATGTACCATAACTACTTAGGCTAAGGCAAAACCCTTGGCCTATCTTTATTGTTGATATATCCACTAACGTATAGATAACTACACACCTTATCCACTGCGATTTATGTATAAAGATGCTGATCTGCTCAAGCAGGAAAGCTTTGAGCGTAAACAGATATCAGGAGGGTTAGAACGCTTAAGGTCACAAACAAGGAAACTTGAAGAAAAAGACTATGCTTCTGCTACTTGTTATGGATCAGCTTCTATTGAAAACCTTCTGCCATTATTTATTGAAGAAGTAAATAAGAAGAAAGAAGCAAGGATTAAGAAAGCCAATGGCTATCGTATGGAGTTACTTAAAACATACATACTCCCAATTGATACTGAATCAGCCTGTGCAATTACACTTAAACTTGTATTCGATAAAGTCTTTGGTACTCGTAAACGTAATTCAACTGTATCTGCTATAGGTGAATCTATTGGATCAGCTATTGAAGCTGAACTACAAATGAGACACTATGAAGATAAAGCACCTGGATTATTCAGAGTATTAAAAGATAATTACTGGCATCAATCTAAAGGTACTGAATATAAAAGGAAGTCTATACAGACAACTATTAATAAGTACAATATTGAGAGATGGGTAGCATGGCCACGTACTGAGAAAGTTAAAGTTGGTATATGGTATGTAGATGTTTTATGTGCTTCATCTGGTTGGTTCGATACTGAGCTAAAGAGATCAGGTAAAAAGACAGAAAAGTTTCTAGTACCAACACCTGAATTCTTTAATTATAAAGATCAGATAGTTAAGAAGACTGAATTATTTAGTCCATTAGCTTGGCCAATGTTAATTGAACCTCGTGATTGGTCATTACTTGAGCAAGGAGGTTATTACTTAAATGACCTAACTCGTTGCCACGAAATGGTAAGACGGGGTATACCCCTCCGTATACAGGGGAAAAAACCTCGGGAATTTCTGAACAAAATTCAGAAGGTAAAGTACCGTCTTAGTCCCTTTATAGTTGGTGTTGCTAAACACCTTGAAGAGAAGGGTAGACCAGTCGGTAAGTTTCGACCAATTATCGACCATCCCCTGCCTAATAAACCTATAGATATAGCTACTAATGAAGAAGCTAGGTCTATATATAAGAAAGCTTTTACTGAAGCTTGTAATAAGAATGCAAATGAGTTCCGTGCTTCATGTCGTACACGTATGACATTGAATTGTATAGAGGAATTCAAAGATAAAACTTATTACATACCTTGGTCGTTTGATTATCGTGGAAGGGCATACCCTATTTGCTCATTCCTTACACCTCAAGATACTGACTTTGGTAAATCATTGATAAGATTTGCTAATGAGTCAGAGATAAACAATAAGGGTAACGAATGGTTGGCCTTTCAAGTGGCTACAACATTCGGTCTTGATAAATCAACAATGGATGAGCGTAGAGCTTGGCCATATATAGAAGAGAACAAGCAAAGGATTATCCGAGTAGCAACTAACCCGATTGACAACATAGGAGATTGGGAAAATGTTGAGGAACCTTGGCAATTCTTAGCTGCTTGTGAAGAATTCTATTCAGTTGTCTTAGTAAAGACCCGTTCCACAACTGGTTTACCCGTGGCAACCGATGCCACCTGCTCAGGATTACAGATCCTCGCAGGTTTGGCTCGAGATAAGTCCACTGCATCTTTAGTTAATGTTATTGACGGTAAGGAACCACAAGATGCTTATAAGGTTATAGCTACAACAGCTTTGCCTAACATACCTAAACGTCTACATCCTTATTGGGATCGTAAATGTACTAAGCGTACAGTTATGACAATCCCTTACAACGCAAAGCCTTTCAGCAATCGTTCGTACATTAGGGATGCTTTAAAAGAGAAAGGAATAGAAGTTGAGAAGGAAGAACTAACAGAAGTAGTCAAGGCGGTAAGGGACGCAATGGAAGTTGTCGTACCTGGACCAATGAAAGTAATGAGATGGATAGAGAAAGAAGTAGCTAGAGCTATCAAGGGAGGAGCTAAAGAACTCACATGGATGACACCATCTGGTTTTGAAGTGACTCAACGTTTAATGAAGATGAACGTAAAGATCATTGAATTAAAACTACTTGGTAGATGTCGTGTTCACATAGCTGATGGTGAGAAAGGTGTAGACCTAAACCATCACAAGAACGCTACTGCTCCTAATCTCATACATAGCCTTGACGCAAGTCTCCTTCACTTAAGCACACTCAAGTTCAATGCACCGATTGCATTAATACATGATTCGGTTTTGTGTCGTGCAACTGATATGTCAGTCCTATCTCATTTAGTACGAGACACATACATGCACCTGTTCGCAGAGCATGACTACTTAAACACCTTTGCTGAAGCTATTGGAGCGAAGGATGAACCACCGATTATCGGAGACTTACAACCTGAATCCGTAATCGAATCTACATACTTTTTTTGTTAATGTACAATTACTCACTTTTTGATAGTTTCTTTGCACCCACTAGGGTTATAGTTGTCTCAGAAGAGCGACTCAAACAGAAAGAACTAGAACTCAAAGAGAACCAAATAACTGTTGTTAATAACAGGATCGATGAATTAGTTAAGTACCGTTCTGAATTACAGGACGAATTGAAGCAGCTATCTCCAGCTAAGAAAGAGGAGGTAACAGCTAATGTCTAGAGCTATACATGTAACACCTACACCTGTAACTCTATCTGGTTACCAAGCAGTACTTAAGCCTAGTCAATATGGCTACAGCTTAAGAGCTGAAGTTAAGCAAGAGTTAATCGATACCTTAGAAGACGAGAGAGTTGAATGCCTTAAGTGGGCAGAATCTAAGCTAAAGAATCCTAAGAGGTCTACCTTAAGACCTGAACCTTGGGAAGAAGTAGCTAAGGGTAAGTATATAATCAAGTTCTCTTGGTCTGAAGATAAGAAGCCACCGATTGTAGATACAGAAGGAACAGTTATATCCGATAACAACACACCTGTATATGAAGGATCAAAGGTAAAGCTAGGTTTTATACAAAAGCCTTACCTACTTAGAGATGGTGTCACATATGGTACATCTCTTAAATTATCTGGAGTACAAGTTGTCTCAGTTAATGGGTCAGCTGGTGTTGATTCAGGTGATTTAGATGAGGAATCAGCAGCTGAATTGTTTGGTAAGTGTAAAGGCTATAAAGCAGATGCACCTAATCCAGAAGCAGCAGGGACACCGTGTTCAGTAGAAGATGACTTCTAATGTTTCGCTCACGTCTAGAAGAGCAGGTATCAGATTTGTTATGCGAACTAGGTATTGATTATGAATATGAACCAACTCAAGTTGCTTATCAGATCCAGCACCTTTACACACCTGACTTTCTACTCCCTAATGGGGTCTATTTAGAAACTAAAGGATATTGGGATGCAGCTGATAGGCGCAAGATGAAAGCTGTAAAGGAGCAGAACCCCTACTTAGATATAAGGATGGTGTTTCAATCTCCTTACAATAAAATCTCAAAAAAATCTAAAACGACTTATGCCAAATGGTGTGAGCGTCATAAAATCCCATGGACATCATGGGTCGATATACCAATGGAATGGTTGATATAGAAAGCGAATTCGAAAGACATATGCCTTGCGATAACTGTGGTTCATCTGATGCAAATTCTTTGTATTCAGATGGCCATATGTATTGCTTTGCTTGTCATACGCGCACTCCAGCGAATGGAGAAACAAAGCACACTCATCAAATGAAATCAGATGTACAAATTAGAGGATCAGCTCAAAGGCTGCAACGTCGAGGTATATCCGAGAAGACAAATCAATTCTATAAAATCTTCCGAGACGGAGAACTTTTACGCTTCTATTATTACACGAGCGACGGAGTACTTCAGGGAGCAAAAGTAAAAACTAAGCAAAAGGATTTCTATTATGAAGGGAATTCTACTGATACTTTCTTTGGTCAGCATTTATTTCCTAATACTGGTAAACGGATCGTTATTTATGAGGGTGAATTAGATGCTGCGTCGGGTTATGAAGCGATGCCTGGCTGGCCTCATGTCTCACTCCCACACGGAGCCGCTTCGGCCAAGAAGGACATTCAAAAACAGATTCCCCTCTTTCAAGGATATCAAGAAATTGTATTATTCTTTGATGGAGATGAAGCTGGCAGAAAAGCAGCGGAAGATGCTGCATCAGTACTACCACCTGGGAAGGTCAAGATCGCGAGACTTGACGAATATAAGGACGCTTCGGACGCGTTACAAGCGGGAGAAACAGAAGCGATAAGGCGTGCTATTTGGGATGCTAAGGAATATAGACCAGATGGAATTATTGAAGGAACAGACTTATTAGACATAGTTACTACACCCGAACCACCTTGTAACCATGAGTACCCATTTATTGGACTACAAAATAAAACACACGGGATCAGATACGCAGAGCTTACAACGATTACTGCAGGTTCTGGTATTGGAAAATCTTCCTTCTGCAGGGAGCTTGCAACTCACCTTCTCGAAAGGGGAGAACGGGTCGGCTACCTGGCACTTGAAGAAAGTAACAGACGAACAGCTTTAGGACTGATGTCCTCAAAGTTAGGTAAATCATTACATTTAGGTGAACATGACAGAGAAGAACTCGAAGAGTGTTTTCGTAATACCATTGCTAATTGGAACCTTTACCTTTTTGATGGCTTTGGTTCTTTTGACCCGGACGTTATTTACAACAGGATCGAATACCTTGCCAGTGGATTGGACTGTCGTGTTGTATTCCTAGACCATTTATCAATACTATTAAGTGGTCTTGAAGGAGATGAACGTAGAACGATAGACATCACAATGACCAAGCTAAGAAGCTTAGTCGAACGTACTGGTATATCACTATTTCTAGTTAGTCATTTAAGAAGAACACAACAGGATAAAAACCATGAAGAGGGAGCGAGAGTTACTCTCGGGCAACTCCGAGGAAGTGCTTCGATATCTCAACTTAGCGATACGGTCATTGCGCTCGAAAGAGATCAGCAATCCAGTGAAGCAGGAAGTGCTACGACTGTGCGACTGCTTAAGAATAGATATTCAGGCGAAGTAGGCGTTTGCTCAAAACTTACTTACAACTTATCCACATGTAAATTTCAAGAGAATGAAATTGAGACCGAAGACTTCAACCCGTCCACGGATTTTTGATGGTGGTTACAAACACCCATGGTATGAGCATGCATTGAATAAACCAAAACCACCAACACCCGAAGCCATTGATAAAGCCAAGTTTAAAGATAAGACATATACATGGCAGAAAAAATGACAATGGTTTTTGACTTAGAGACAAATGGATTACTACATGATTTAACACGTATTCATTGTCTCTCTATATACGATACGGAGACTAATGAAATTCAATCATTTAATGACGAGCGTAATAACCAATATTCAATCGTTGAGGGTTTATCCTTACTTTCTGTTGCAGACTGGGTTGTCGGCCACAACATATGTGGTTTTGATTTACCTTGCATACGAAAGCTTTATGCTTTTTTCAAACCTCCTAAACGGGTATTAGATACCTTACTTCTATCACGTCTATATCATCCAAATTTATTAGAGATAGATTGGAAACGTAAAGATAAAGGCTTACTTAAACATATGCCTTTACAACTATTTGGTAGACATTCCTTAGAAGCTTGGGGTCACAGATTGAATGAGTATAAAGGAGAGTTTGGAAAGACTACTGATTGGAAGGAATGGTCTCCAGAAATGCAGATGTATTGCGAACAAGATGTAGCTGTGACAACAAAATTATGCGACCACTTTCACCCCTACCTGACTGGCTCACGTTAGAGCACAAGGTAGCAGACATACTTACACAACAAGAACTACATGGATGGTACTTTGATGAACGCGCTGCATGGGAACTTGAGTCAACTCTCCGAAAAGAGTTGGAAGATACTTCTCAAATACTTCGAGACAGGCACCCTTTCGTTAGCGGATCACTATTTACTCCTAAACGAGATAATAGGACCAGAGGCTTGGTCGCTGGAGCTTCAAGTACCAGGCTTAAGGAGTTAAATCCCACATCAAGGGATCATATCTCATGGATATTACAAACACATTATGGCTGGACGCCTACATCAATAAGCTTAAAGACTCAAAAGCCAGTGATCGACGAGATCATTCTCAAGGATATTGGGACGGATATTGCTCTGAAATTTCTCCAATGCTTGGAACTGAAGAAAGCGTTAGGGATGATATCCGAAGGCGTGAACGCATGGCTGAAGCTTGTTACGACGTCTAGTCGGATACATCACCACTGCTCAGTGGCTACGAACACATTTAGATGTGCTCATCGAAAACCCAACCTCGGACAAACGCCTAGTGATGAAAGATTTAGGAAATTATTTACGGCATCCCCTGACATGGTTATGTGCGGGGCTGACCTTAGCGGTGTTGAGCTTAGAGTACTATCCCATTATCTTGCAAAATATGATGCAGGACGCTATGCGGAAATCCTTCTCAACGGAGACATCCATCAAACAAACGCCGATAAAATTGGAATTACCAGGCGACAAGTTAAAACAGTAACCTACGCATTTTTATATGGAGCAGGTGATGAAAAAATCGGATTATCAGTTGATAAGCAATTATCTAGAGCTAAAGCAAAAGCTAAGGGAAAAGAAGTCAGGAAAGCATTCATTGACGCAATCCCAGGTTTGGCAGAATTGCTATCGGCTGTTAAGAAGCGGTCTGCCACAGGCAAGATCTTGGCTATCGATGGACGGACGCTCATCGTCGAAAGCCAACACAAAGCACTGAACTACCTCATCCAAGGTTCAAGTGCAGTATTAGCGAAACGTTGGATGTTACTTACAAATGAAAACCTACCAGAAACTACTCACCAACTTGCATTCGTACATGATGAACTTCAATATGAATGTGAAAAGAAAGACGTAGATTACCTTAAAGAATTATTAGAGAGATCTGCTGCACAAGCTGGTGATTATTACGACCTACGCGTAACCATTGCTGCTGAGTCGAAGGCAGGAATGAACTGGGCGGAAGTCCACTGATTATGAAATTATTAATAGATGCAGACTTTATCTGCTACAAATGTTGTGCTGCGGCGGAATCAGAAATCGACTTTGGCGATGACGTCATCGTTGTTACTAGCAAATTCACCGAAGCCTACAGATGCGTTGAACGCGAACTTAAACGCATATCTAGTCGGTTTAGACATGGGACTGATCTTATTCTGTTCTTTAGTGACAGTACTAATTTCCGCAAGGAAATCCAAGCTGATTATAAAGGTCACAGAAATCGTAAGAAACCCTGTGGCTACAAGCGTGTTATCAACAAACTCAAGACTGAGTATGAAGTGATAATAATGCCTACACTCGAAGCCGATGATGGTATGGGGTGTTATGCGACCAAACATCCAGGGAACGTGATTGTCTCCCCTGATAAAGATATGAGACAAATACCTGGTACTTTATATAACTTTGAAGAAAGCACACTCATCACTCAAGAAGAAGGAGCTAAATGGCACCTCATTCAAACAATGGCAGGAGACAACACTGATGGTTATTCAGGTGTCCCTGGTATTGGTGTTAAGCGTGCTGCGTCGTTGTTTAACGAAAAGGGATATAGCTGGAAAACAGTAGTCGAAGCATTTGCTGAGAAAGACCTTGATGAAGAGGTAGCTCTAATGAATGCACGACTTGCAAGGATCTTAACTACAGATGATTATGACTACGACAAACAGCAACCCATACTATGGACCGCCTCCTCCGATTACAAAGTTAAAGACGGAGCAGGAGTTCAAACTTAGACAATTAGAAATTGCTTTAAATAAAGAAGAGACAAGGAAGGAGGACATAATTACTGTCTTCCTAGCTCTTCAGAAGCAAGCTTTTGTACTGAGTAACAGTCTTACAAATTTACTAGAGCAATGGCCGAAACCACCAATGATACCGGACCTGCTTATTACAGACGAGGCACTATCCAAGTCTGGGATTTTATACGTGATCAAGAACTCAACTTCCACCTCGGAAACGTAGTTAAGTATGTATGTAGAGCAGGTCATAAAGAAAATGATATAGCCGATTTATCCAAAGCCATCCACTATTTAGCTAATGAAGTCGAATTTAGAACAAGCAAGGGAGTTCAGGAAAGCTTACGAAGTACGCAATTCGAAGGATATGCAGACTCGTACCATGCAGAAAACTCTGATAGAAGAGGAATTTAATGAGTTTATAGAAGCAAATGGGCAACTATGGAGAGATAGCTACGAACCTCACGTAGACACATTGAAAGAGTTAGCAGATCTTGTTTATGTCTGCTATCAATTTGCAGAAAATATGCAATGGGACTTAGACGAAGCCCTACGTCGTGTCCATAAAAGTAATATGTCCAAACTAGGAGAGGATGGAAAACCTATCCGTAGAGAGGATGGGAAAATATTAAAGGGTAAAAATTACACACCACCAATACTTAATGATCTTGTTTAAATGTCTGAATTAATAGCTAGAACTGGCCGTGTTCAGAATTGGATGGATAATCCTGAATCACGTCTACCCGTCAGTTGCACTGTCTTCGTAGTAGAAGACTCAATGGAGGGCGATAATGGAATCGAAAAATCATGGAGATACGTCAGCCACGGACTCAGATTTGGAGCAGGCGTTGCTGTCCATCTATCAAAGCTCCGACCCAAAGGAAGTGAAAACGGCAAAGGTCTTACAGCTTCTGGCCCAGTATCCTTCGCAAAAATCTACTCAACACTAAATGAAACACTCAGAAGAGGCGGCGTCTACAAAAATGGTGCCGTTGTTGCTCATCTCGATATTACTCACCCCGATATTCTTGAGTTCGTGCAGTCTCCCCGGTCTGAACTTCCCTGGATTAAACGGTGCGTCAACATTGACAAACGGAGCTGGGAAGAAATCCCTCAAGCTACTAAAACCGCCATCCTCCATGGAATCAAATCGGGGGATATTTGGCTCACAAAAATAAGGTATGACAAAAATGGCGAACGAATCTACGGCAATGTATGCCTTGAAGTCTTCCTCAAATCTAGAGGCACATGCTTGCTTCAGCACATCAACTTGGGAGCTTGCCAGATCGGAGAACTCCGTAAAGCTTTCTCTCTCGGTATGTCCGAATTGTGCGAACTTCATGGCAGAACAGGTGTTGAAAAATCTGGTGAATATTTACCCCCGGAAACGGACCGCCAAGTCGGACTTGGGATGCTTGGATTAGCTAACTTCCTAAGACAAAACCGACTCACCTATAAAGAATTTGGTGAGGCATTAGAAGATGTAAATAAAGGGAATGTACTACAAGGTAGAGCACGTATTGCAGCTAAAGAGTTATACCTAGCCATACAAGGTGCAGCTCAGATTGCCCATATAAATAAAATGGATAGAGCTTTTGCTATAGCACCTACTGCCTCATGTTCCTATAAGAGTAAAGATATAGATGGATACACTTGCACGCCGGAGATCGCTCCGCCTATAGCCCAGTCAGTAGACAGGGACAGCGATACTTTTGGTGTACAACATTATGATTACGGCGATGTAGAAATCGCTAGTGAAGTTGGTTGGGATGCTTATAAGAAAGTAGCCGATCAACTTATGTACATGCTAAATAAAACAGGGCTTCTTCATGGCTATAGCTTTAACTCTTGGAGTGACGTTATAGAATACGACAACGAGTTCGTGGAAGAGTGGCTAGATAGTCCCCAAACCTCGCTTTATTATAGCCTTCAAGTTATGGGAGACGTACAAGATAAGTCAGATGCTTATGCTGCGTTAGACAAAGAAGATGTTGAAGACTATTTAGCGGGGATTCTAAAAACCGAACCCGTTACCTGCGATTGTCAAGAATGAACCCATATGAAAAGTTACTTAACCGTAAGAGAACCTGGACTCCTGTCCAGACAACAGGAGGAACACTTAAAGATGGAGCTGAAGAAACCATCTACCGTGCTCTGGCAATACGTCACATGGAGCTACCAGTCGGGGATTTTATCTCCGAAGCTCTTGAGAAGGATGTACCAGCTAGTGCACGGAAACTTCTAGAGTCAAATGTAAAAGATGAAATAAAGCATGATCTCGCTCTCGGCTACATAACAAAAGCCATTGGCGTAAATGAAAATGCAGAAAAAGAAGCTTTTCTTCTACGTGATGCATGGGAAGAACACCCAGATCACATGCTCACTAAAGCATTGGTGATAGAACGTGCAATTTTCTTTGTACTTTTGCCTTTTTTTAGGTTTAATGGCGATGCTGGTCTCAGAACGGTATCAGCTGATATTTCCAGAGACGAACAAATACATGTGGCCACTAATAGCCTCGTATGTACTGATATGGGCCTTACTCCTAGTCAATCTCTGGATAAACTTAGGAAGGCCACAATTAACTGGATATTACAACCCCTAGGTATAAATACTACCGATAGATATTTGGACAAAAAATTTTGGCTGGATGCAAGCGATTCCTTGATGTATCAAGGTAAAGCTCCAAGTTTTTCTGAGACACGAAGAGCACGCATGCCAGCTTTTTTCGAACATGCAAACACAAATCTCCCTCAATACTCTTAAGCTCCACAACGAAAGATTGGATCAGCTTATCGACAGACTTGAGGCAAACTTCGGTTGGAAACCCGTTCACCCAAAAGAATCAATCGAATCAATCATGTACAGAGCTGGTCAAGCCAGCGTTATTGAATACATTAATTCCATAATGGAGGAAGAAATCTAATGTGTGGACCTGCCATACCCGTATTAAAATTCATCGCACCGATGATATTACCGTCTCTAGCTAATAGATTATTTGGAGGCAATAAAAACCAAGGAGGTGATACGACTCCTCAGATCAACGCAAGACCAGCTACAAAACTTACTGGTAATCAGTCGTTTGATACAGAAGACCAGGAGTTAAAAGACGAAACTAAAAAAGGACAAACAGAAGCGAGTAAGAATGCCAAGCTAATGCGTGATAGGAAGAAAGATCCTACTGCAACTACACAAGCAGGCTCTACACCTCAAGGAAGTATAGGTGGAAACATTGCAGGTGGTGACACTGCTAATGCAGGTGTCCCTAATGTTGGAGGAGCTGCAACTTACTAATGGAAACAGCACGTGAAAGATACAATCAACTGTCCTCTAATCGGTCTCAGTTCCTTGACACAGCAGTTGAATGTTCAGAACTTACGTTGCCTTATTTAGTTAAAGAAGATACCAACAGCAACCACAAGATGCTAAGAACACCTTGGCAATCAGTGGGAGCAAAAGCCGTTGTCAACCTTAGTGCGAAACTTGGTCTTGCACTACTACCACCACAGACAACCTTCTTCAAGTTACAAGTTAGAGATGACAAGTTAGGTGAAGAAATACCTGCAGAAGTAAGAAGTGAACTAGACCTTTCATTCTCCAAGATGGAGAGAATGGTTATGGATTACATCAATGCTTCTAGTGACAGAGTAGTTCTTAACCAAGCACTAAAACATTTAGTTGTCTCTGGTAACGCTTTAATTTTTATGGGTAAAGATGGTCTCAAGCACTATCCCCTCAACCGTTACGTAGTTAATCGTGATGGAAACGGGAACGTCATAGAGATCGTCACAAAGGAACTTATAAGTCGCAAGTTATTAGACTTACCAAAGGAAGTTAAGCAACCCAATTCAGTTGTTGACGAATCCAAAGGTGGCTATGGAACTGATGACAAAGACGTTGAGGTTTATACCTGCGTCAAGATAGATGACAACAGTGGACGTTGGACATGGCACCAAGAGGTCTTCGATAAGATCATTCAAGGTACTCGTAGTACAGCTCCAAAGAATACAAGTCCCTGGCTCGTCCTCAGATTTAATACTGTGGATGGAGAAGACTATGGTCGTGGCAGGGTAGAAGAATTTCTAGGTGACTTGAGAGCACTTAATAATCTCAGTCAAGCCCTAGTGGAGGGATCAAGTGCAGCCTCGAAAGTAATCTTTCTGGTTAGCCCATCCTCTACTACAAAGCCAAAGACAATTGCAGATGCTGGTAACGGCGCAATCGTACAAGGAAGACCAGAGGATGTAGCAGTCATACAAGTCGGTAAGACAGCTGACTTTAGAACAGCTGCAGAACAAGCTCAGACAATCGAAAGAAGAATCAGTGAAGCTTTCCTTGTATTAAATATAAGACAAAGCGAGAGGACTACAGCAGAGGAGGTACGACTCACTCAGTTAGACCTAGAGCAACAATTGGGAGGACTATTCTCATTGCTCACAGTTGAATTCCTCATACCATACCTAGATAGAACACTACATATACTTCAACGTAGTCAACAGCTACCTAAGATACCTAAAGATATAGTACGTCCTCAAATAGTAGCTGGTGTCAACGCACTAGGTAGGGGACAAGATAGAGAAAGCCTCACACAATTCATTGGAACCATTGCACAAACCATGGGTCCAGAGGCATTGATGAAGTTTATAGATCCTAGTGAATACATTAAACGTTTAGCAGCTTCTCAAGGTATTGATGTACTCAACCTTGTTAAGTCAGAACAGCAACTACAAGCTGAGATGCAACAGCAACAGCAAGCACAACAACAGCAAGCAATGCTAGAGCAAGTTGGTCAGTTTGCTAGTTCACCAATGATGGACCCTGCAAAGAATCCAGCTCTATCTGAACAAGCAGAACAGGAAGGTCCACCAGAAGAACCACCTACCTTTGAAGAATAAATGGCAGAAACATTAACGTTCGACAACACTACTGATCAGACATCAGCTGATAGTTTGACTACAGAAGAGCAGGATTCCCTGCAAGTTGGTGAACAGATACAAGAACAACAAAGCGAACTTCTAGCTGGTAAATATGAGAATGCTCAACAGCTAGAGAAGGCTTACATCGAACTCCAAAAGAAAATGGGTTCGGGAGATGAAGAGAAAGGAGAAGAAGCAGAAGCCTCAACTGAAGAAAAAACAGATGAGGTTCCTGAATCTCCTATAGAGATAACACCTACAGTTGAAGCTATAACACTAGCCACTGATGAGTACACCAGGAATGGAGAGCTTAGTCAAGAAACATTAGCTAAGTTCAATGAGATGAGTAGCAAAGATTTGGTAGATACATACATGGATATGTATGCCAAAGCTAAGGAGCTAGGGTTTGAAGACCCTGGTCAATCTCAAGGAGTTGAACTCACTGATGCTCAAGTGAACTCTATCCATAACTCAGTTGGTGGAGAAAATAATTATAATCGTATGCTTGATTGGGCTTCCTCTAATTTAGATCAAACAACACTTACCTCATTTGACAACATGGTACAGATGGGAGATCAAAACCAGATACAACTAGCTATCAATGGTATCAAAGCTCAATACGACAATGCAAACGGATACGAAGGAAGAATGTTACAAGGTAAAGCACCCCAAACTTCAGGTGATGTATATAGAAGTCAGGCTGAAGTAGTTAAAGCTATGAGTCATCCTGATTACGATAGTGATCCTGCTTATAGGCAAGACGTGATAGATAAATTATCTAGATCTGACGTTTCATTTTCTTAATCATGGGAACAAAAGCATCTGATTGGGCTGTAAAAATGCTCAAGAAACATTTTAATAAAAAATCTAATAAATCCGTAGTAAGCGGGATAACTAAAGCTGCTGAGGAAAGAGAAGAGTTCTATAGACAATATGGTTTAGGCTCTAGTAAGTAGATGAGCATGGCGACCTGACCTATCATCCTCGCCATTCCCCTACTTTGAATTCAATGACAACAATAACTGAATACGGAAAACAAAACGTTTTCGGAAAAGAAACACCCCCACGACTTATGTCTGAAAAAGAACAAGAAGTAATTCTTCACGACGCTGAAGAACTCAATGGTCGAGCTGCAATGGTTGGATTCATTGCTGCTATCGGCGCATATATAACCACTGGACAAATTATTCCAGGCATTTTTTAAACCCTTTATAAATGACTACAGCCACACTAACAAAACCAACTAACAACTGGCAGCGTTTCTGTGACTGGACTACGAGCACCAACAACCGACTTTATGTTGGTTGGTTTGGTGTTCTTATGATCCCTGCACTATTAACCGCTGCAACAGCATTTATTATAGCTTTCATAGCTGCGCCACCAGTTGACATAGATGGAATCCGTGAACCAGTAGCTGGCTCAATACTCTATGGAAACAACATCATCTCGGGAGCGATTGTCCCGTCATCTAATGCAATCGGTCTTCACTTCTACCCAATCTGGGAAGCTGCAACCATCGACGAATGGCTATATAACGGAGGACCATATCAACTCATTGTGTTCCACTTTCTCATTGGTATCGCAGCATACATGGGACGCCAATGGGAACTTAGTTATCGACTAGGAATGAGGCCATGGATATGTGTTGCTTACTCCGCACCTGTTGCGGCAGCTTTTTCTGTATTCCTTGTGTACCCATTTGGGCAGGGGAGTTTCAGTGATGGTATGCCTCTTGGTATTTCAGGGACTTTCAATTTTATGTTTGTCTTTCAGGCAGAGC